GGTTGCTGGCATTACCATAGCTGTTGACATTACAGAAGGCCGTCGTGTTCGACGCGTGCGGGGAATCGCACCAGTACCAGTCTGTGTCCTCTCCGTTGTTTCCGACTTTCTTCATTCTGTTGCGTCTATCCTTGTAAAGTTCGAACTGTTCTTCGCCTTCCACATGTTCTGCGAAAATCTCGCGTCCGTGGATTTCATATTCTGACGGGATCCACAGCTTGTCTTCACATTCAACGATCTTCCCGTCCGCATACTGTCTTCTTTTTGTTGTTGCGATCACTTCTTTCAGTTCCTCTGGAAGCGTGTTGAAAACTTCCGTGTTCAATCTCTTTCGAAGATCTGATTCAGCCCAGCCGCCGTAGTTTGTTCTTTCCTCGTTCATAGGCATTTCAGTCGCCAGACAATCTTTTGACACGAATGTCACGCGTTTTCCGTCCTCTGATACTTTTACAGCCTGCATGAAGACGATTTCGCCAGTTGTCAGTTTCAATTCAACTGTATCGCCCTGCTGCAATGCGATTTCCCCTGCTTTCACTCCTTCCGCAAGTTCCTTCCATGAAATTGACTGTTCATTCTTTGTGATTAACTTTGCCATGTTCTTTTTTCCTTTCCTTCTTTTTGATTTATTGGTTCATGCCTTCTGGCTTGTTCCCTGCTCCCGTTCCGATCTTGTTCTGAACGGATCACTGCCGCACAGTTCTTCAACCTCTATCAGTTCATGTCTGTATTGATCCGTTTTTATGTGCTTTGAAATGTCATATTTGCAGCCGTACTGCATTATTGCTTGAAATAGATCTTCCAGTTTCCAGTCTTCGAACGGCTGTGATCCGTCTTTCCCTTTGTACTGCTGCCATTTTCCCAGCAATTCTTCCAGTGCTTCGATCTCTCTATCGTCAAGTATGTATTCGACTGTCATTTTTCTATATGCCATGTCTTTTCCACCTTCCGTCGTATGCGCTTATAAAGAATATCTTTATTTTTTTATTGCTTTGTGCTACAATCATAAAGGCTTGACGTGGAAGCGCAGAAAGTCGGTGTGATATGACAGATTTTTGCATTTTTGCGGCAGTCCTGCTGCCGTATATATACAATGCACTTGCGACGAAAACGCTTGAACTTCACTTCAAGCTTCACTTTCGACGGATCTTTTCACTTTCGACGAATATAAAAATAGAACTCTAAACCAGTTTTAGCGCGCTCCCGCTATTGCCTTGAACTGACGTTGTGCCGCAATCACAGCGTCAGTTTTCTTTTATATTTGAAATTGCGACCGCTGTTGTGTCGGTCATTCTTGCTTTTTTGTCGATCAGCAACAATCCGTTGTAGTCCACGTCAACAACTCTGTGTTTCTCGTTCTCGTAAACAACTTCTTTCCCGATCCATTGGCTTTTCAGCTTGTCAATATGTTCTTTCCAAGTTCCCATGTCTTCACTTCCCTTCATTCGGTTCTTCAACCTCTGCTTCGAACCTTTCCAGAAGTGCTTTCATTTCGTTGTATCTCTTCTGGTATTTCTTGATCTGTTCCACCATGTTACATGCAAGCACACACTTCGGATCTGCGTCTGATTTTGCAAGTTTGTTGCAAGCTTCTTCAACCTTCTCGCCTGCTTCCTGCATTGCGTCGTCGATCAGATTGTAAATTTCAATATATGTCTTGTGCGACATAGCTTTCTTCGGTTCTTCTGGTTTGCAGATTCCCTTCCATGTGCAGCCGTCGCACTTGTCGCAGTGAACGCCGCGTCCGTTTATGTCGTTGTATGTGATCATGTCTTCTTCATTGACTGTGTAATGAATAAGCATTCCGCATGGTGCTGTTTCTTTCAGATCTTCAATTCTTTTTCCCATAATCTCTTTTCCTTTCGTCGGTTGTGCTGTGTTGCTTACGCTGTCGCCTGCTGCACCTTGAAAATTCCTTCTTTCACGGCGCATTCAATCGGATCGACGTCTATTGCTTCACATATTCTAAAATATTCGGAAACTTCAATTTTTCTTTGTCCGTTCAGAAGTTGTCCCATGATCTGCGGTGACACCCCGATTTTTTCTGCGACAAACCCTTGTTTTATTCCTTTTTCTTTCATGCACTCTTTCAACGTGTTTCCCAGCATTCCTTTTTCACCTTCCTTTCGGAACTCTACGTTTCGTTGATATTTGAATCATATAACACGTAACGTTGATTGTCAATACTTTTTTCAATGTTTCATTGATTTTTTTATTGAAAGTCTTCAAAACGTGTGGTAATATACAAACAAAGAAGGAAGGTAATATACATGACGACGACAAGTGATAAGCAATTAAAAGAAAATATTCAGAAAAATTTGATTTTCTACAGAAAGAAAATGAAGAAGACACAGAAGGATCTTGCCGCCGCTCTCGGCGTGTCCGCTGCTGCAATATCCAGCTGGGAATGCGGGAACAATTCACCAGATATTGACACATTATTCATGATTTGTACCGAATTGAATGTCGGCTTGTATGATATGTGTGGAATTGTAAAAAGTGAAAGCCCATTAAGTGAAAGCGAAACGAAGCTTTTGAATACATATAGATCGTTGAATCAAAAAGGGAAAGACAAGCTTCTGGAACGTGCCGAAGAACTTCTTGATCTCGGATATGTAAAAGGGGAAGCAGAAAAAATGGCATAAAATACCAAAAGAGGAACAATTTGATACAAATAGACTTTAATAGGTGATTAAAATGAAAAAGATTATACTTTATTTTTTAGGAATATGTTGTATGCTTTCAAGTGCTGTCGGTTTCATGAAGTATGGCGTCGGGAATGGCATTGCCTGCATTGTGATCGGGTTGATTCTTTTATCATGCGCCCGATCCTCTGGTTCTGATTCTTGTGCCGCTTCTCCCGCTCCCGAATCTTCTGTTCCAGAAACGCAAAAAACAAAAAGCATTGAATTTCCTATTGCTGGCGTTACTTTTGAAAATGAAAGCGGAAAACTTCGTTCCAGACAATCCATTCTTCGGAAGATATTATTCAAAGATCCGCCGTATGATTCAGAATACGAAGTCAGACTTGAAAGATATTTTTACAACGGAAGCCCTGCGTATTATGTCTACGCTGGCGAATACGTTGTCGGTAATGTCCCGAAAGAATTCGTTCCGCACCTTGAAGAAAATATTGATCGCCGCTATGTGGTTGATTATTTCCACGTATACGGCGGCGGACAAGGCAAAAACTTCGGTGCTGGAATGAAAATAAAATATATTGATTAAAAAGAAAACCCGCCTTGTGCTGGTAACACATGACGGGCTGCAATCTCCGTTTTGAACGGGCTTGCTATTTAATTCTTCGCAAAAAGTATTATAGCACAAGCCCTTCAAATAAACAATGAAAAACGGGCTTGTTTTTTTGCGCCCATTTTTCGGAAAGAAGGTGTTGTCTATGGCTATGAAAAGAGCCAACGGCGACGGATCCGTCTATAAAATAGGTGGCAAACGTCGCAAGCCCTTCGGGGCGCGAATCACTGTGGGCTGGCAGATAGATCCGAATACTGGATCAGCGCGCCAGATCTACCAGTCGATCGGGACTTTTGCAACACGCGTCGAAGCTGAAACTGCTTTGAACAATTATTTGCAAAATCCTTATGACATTGAAGCCCACAAAATCACTTTTTCTGGCGTGTATGATCTCTGGTCTGCTGAATACTATGAAACATTGAAGAATCCTTCTTCTGCCAGATCGTACAAAGCAGCATACAATTATTGTTCCCCGATTTACGACGTGCGAATGCGTGATCTTCGTGTCAGTCATTTGCAAGGTGTAATCAAAGACGCTGACGTCGGTGAAGCCACAAAAGGGCGTATGAAGTCACTATTCAATCTTATGTACAAATACGCCATGATTCACGAAATTGTTGACAAGGACTACAGCGCACTATTCGTCCAGAAAGTCGGAAAACGCGACAAAACGAAGCGCATTCCTTTCAAGAATAGCGAAGTCCAGCGTTTGTGGAAGATTCGTGATTTCGGTGTAACAGACATGATTCTATTTTCTTTATATACTGGCTTTCGTCCTTCGGAAGTCTTACTGATCGAGAATTGCAACGTCGATCTTGAACGCTGGCGTATAAAAGGCGGCATGAAAACGGAAGCTGGAACCGATCGAATCGTTCCGATCCATTCGCTGATCCGTTCGCTTGTTGTTGATCACTACAACCCAGAAAACAAATTCTTGTTCCCGAATGAGAAAAACCAGTTCATGACATATGATCAGTATCGCGGACGTTTCAAGAAGGTCATGCGCTTTCTCGGAATTACTCACACCCCGCACGAAGCGCGTCACACTTTCATTTCATGTGCAAAGCATTTCAAAGTTGACGAAAATCTTCTGAAAGCGATCGTCGGTCACAAGATCCGTGATGTTACCGAAGCCGTTTACACACACAGAGCATATAGCGACTACGAAGAAGCCGTTGCGCTGATCTGTTATGACGGCGAAGACATTGAATTTGAATCAATCGACGCTGAATGGGACTAATAAAAGACGGGCTGTCCTGCTGCCGTATGGCTGCGGGATAACCCGTTTTTCTTGTGTATTACCGCTGTGTATTACCCGTGTATTTCCCGTGTATTACATGCGTATTTTCATATGTTCTGACACATTCTTGCATTCTCTGGAAGTCCCAGAAATACTGCATTCTTTAGAACTTGCCTGCCTGCGCTGCTTCCTCTACAGAAGCAGTCAACCCTTGATTTCCTTGCTTTGAAGTGCCGTTTGTCTATTACCCGTGTTGTACGTCCGTGTTTTTATATGTTTTCATAGATCTTTTCTTTTTTATTATATCATACGTTTTTAATTTTCGCATTTTATTTCACACGGATCTTCTGTCCTGCATAAATTTTGTTTGGATCTTGAATGCCGTTCATTGAAGCAATCTTCTGATATGTTGTCCCGTACTTTTCGGCAATTTCTGAAAGTGTATCGCGATCTTGTACAGTGTAATAAATCGCAGAATTATTTCCATGCGTGGCGTTGATTCTATTTTGTACTTCGTCGTATCTCGTTCCCAGAACGGCTTTTCTTGTATCTCCATTTCCATATGTACCCGCAAGTGTTTCTTCCACAAGCGTTTCGATCGGTGCTGTTGCGATATGGTTTATGAAGTTCTGTACTCTATCATACAACGATCCCAGTTTTTTTCTTCTGTCGTCCCCGTCGCCGTATGTCCCTTTCATTACGCCTTCCGCGATTTCCAGCGTTGATCCAGAAACATTGCTTGTATTTTCGTTGTTCTCTGTTTTTCCTGCTCCTGCTGCATATCTGCTCCACGCTTCCTTGTCTCCATAGAACTTGTCAAGATCAAGATTTCCAGCATATCCAGACAGTCTTCCATGTGAAGAATACTGTCTAATCGCGCAGTTATACGCGCCTTCGTTCCACGGCGTTTCTTGATACCCCGTCACGTCATTGCTTGCGTACTGTGCGATCCACATTCCAAAATCACCGATCCCGTCGAATCTGTTCATAAATGATTTTGAAGTATATATCAGTGATTTCACGCCAGTCTTTTTGAATACATAATTCAGCCATTTCTTCACCCAATCGAAGTCGCACACTCCGAAATTCTTGTTCTGTTCTTTTTCCCAATCCAGCACAAGGATTGCTTCACCTATATGTCCGCTTACATTTTCAATAAAAAACTGTGCTTCTTTCTCCGCGTCCCCGCCCGAAGCGTAATGATATACGCCCAGACATTTTCCTGCATTCTTTGCTTGCTGATATGCTCTGTCATAATCTGGATTCACATAGTCCGTCCCCTGCGTTGCTTTAATAATAACAAAGTCGCACGGCACTTTTGTCAAGTCGATTCCCTTCTGCCAGTTTGAAATATCAATTCCGTTCATGCTCATGTTCTTTTTTCTCCTATTCCGCCCCGCATGGCGCGGGGCTTTTATTTATTTTTCTTCGTCGTTTGCGTCTGGAATTTCTGCTTTGTTGTTCAACATTTTCTGCGTTACCGCTAACCCTTTGATCAAGAAGTCTGGTATGTTGTACCCGCATTCAACAAGGTTTTCCAGAATGCTTCGCGCTTCGTTTACAAGCAACATTGCAAGTGTGAACCAGCCGATCAGAAGCAGAAAAGACAGATTTACATGCAAAACATCAGTGCCAAGCTGCGTGAACACATTGCTGATAATAAAGGCTACAAGAATCACAGCCCAGTACCCCAGCTTTTTGATTGCTCCTTTCAAGCCCACTTTGCTTGATTCCTCGCCCTTCTTATTTGCTTTATACCAGCCAGTCAGCCAGTCAATGACGTTCAGAAGGAAATACGCTGCGAAAATGTACCAGTATGCGCCGAAAATTGCTGTCAGTATCGTCACAATCGCCCCTGCGAATGCGTTGTATTTGTCTGTGAGTGCTGTTCCGAAATTATTTGTCATTGTCCTTTACCCCCGAATGTTCTTGCAGCTTTTACAAGGTTCCTGCCCTTTCGGGATCATGTAGTTCTTGCATTCGCCGCAGCTGTTTCTTGATTTACAAGTTTCTCTTCCTTCGCAAGCTTCAATATGTCGCTTGCAAATTCCGTTTGCGCTCATTGCTGCACATTCGAAGTTGTTCTTCCCGAATGTCATATAATACTTCGGTTTTTCTTCTCCGAATATCCGCCAGCGCAACCAGTCGTCAAGTGTAATTGCTGGTAGTGCCAGCAAAAACCAAACTGCGAAGAATTGCGGGCATATCTGCCCCATGATATTGAACTTCAAATTTGAATAGTCCCACATATTCAAGCCAAGCCCTATGTTTAAGATCACGCCCGCCACGAATTCAACTGCCGTCACAATCACTGCACATATTAACATTTGCAACAGAAGTGGTGTTTTCCAGTCTATGAATTCATTTACCAGTCCGCACAGAACGAAGCACATCCCGCCCACGAATGCCATTGTTTTGAATGTGTACCCGCGGAAAATCAATTCACAGCAAGCGTACAGTGCGCCGCCCACACACAGCAGCACAATGTATTTAATTATCGTCTTCATGCTTTGCAAGCCCCCATTGCTGTTTCATAGTCTTTCAGCACTTTTGACTTGTATTTGTCTGGGATCTGTGCGCCGTACTGAATCGCTTCGATTTCCTCTGCCGTCTGCGTGCCTTTGATCCATGCGTTTATACTGTTGCAATATGTTGTGTGGTAGGACACGAATTTCATTGCCGCTTCAATGATCTTTGTCATGTCCTCTGCTGAATAGTATTTGCAAAGTTTCCCGTCTTCGTGGTATTCCAGCTGTGTTGCCCCTGCTGCAAGCTGTGACTGCTTTCCAAACAAATTGATCTGGTCTTTTTCTTTCAAGCTGATATGCTCCACCGATCCGTCTGTCAGTTCTACGTCTACGCCTGCAAAAATTGCGTTTTCGCAACGACTTGAAACTTCTGCAAGCTTCGCTGTTCTGATCTGATCAACGTCTGGTTCCTGCTCTGGCTGCTCTACATATACAGTCCCGTCATTCGAAAGAATCATTCCGCCGTCAATTTCTTTGTACACTGTTTCGAATCCTTCGTACTTTGCGATCACGTTTCCGTATTCTGTCAGCACTTCAATTTCTGCCATGTTCTGATCTTTTGCTTTTGTTTCTGTCTGCACAATCAACATATTCTGTGCGATTTTCTTGACGGATCCGTCGAATACGCTGCTGTTGTCCTTGAATCTGATCTTCATGCTTTTTCTCTTCCTTTCCTTTCCAGCTGTCAATGAATAATTCATTGAAAAGCTGATTCATATTTTGTACAGTACGCCATGACTGTTTGTGCTTCATATAGCCTTTCCATGACTGGTATTGCTGGCGCACTTCTTCGAAAGTGATTGTTCCTTCATCAAGCTTCTTTTTCAGCCTTTTCAGTTTCCGTCGTTCCAGTGTGATTGACTTTCTGCAAGGTCGCATGATTACTTTTCCAGTGTCCGACAATGTAAACTTCGTTTTCAGAAAAGTGAATCCGCGCCGCAACGCTACAATACGCGTTTTCTTTTTATTGACTGTTATTCCCATTCTTTCATAGATTTCGAACAATGCTTTGATCGCTCTGTGTGCGTCTTCCTTTGTCTTGAATAGCAGCCATGTGTCGTCCATGTATTTAATATATTCATGAATCCGAAGCACTTCTTTCGCGTAGTGATCAGCTTTGCTTGCATATACAGTCCCGATTATCTGTGACACTTGACTACCTAGCCCGCACCCTACTTCGCCGAATGCGTCCACAAATAGCATTATGAATTCAATCATGTCTTTATCTGTGAAATGGTCTTCAAGTATTTTTCGAATGTGCCAGTGTTTCATATTCCCGAAAAAGTTTGAAAAATCCACAAGCACGACATATCCTTCATTGCTTCCAGTCTTTCTGTAATATTCCCGCAGAAAATATGCTACACGTTTTATTGCTGCATGTGTTCCTTTGCCTTTGATACATGCCATATTGTCTGATATACAAGTTCTTGTCAGCACTGGCACAAGTGCGTTGTCACAAAGTGATCTTTGAACAACTCTTTCTGATATGTGAACGCTGCTAATCTCGCGCAGTTTTCCGCGCTCCATTAGCGTGAACCTATGAAAGCCGCGTCGTATGTCTTCGCCTTTCAGAAGTTTCATATGTGTGTCATATGTCTTCCGCAGCAGGCTTGCTTCGTATCTCTGCACGCTGCATTTCCAGCGAACGCCCTTCTTTGATTTGTCGAATGCTTCCAGCAAATTTCCATAGTCGAAGACATTTTCTAGTTTTCCGTACTTTTCATTGACTGCTTCTTTCTTTTTCCGTCGTTTCTCTTCCCTTCGGATTCTTCTTGCAGCCCTTCTTTCTTCACTTGTCATAAAATTGAACACTCCGCATACAATATTTTGCGCCGCTATGTACATAAGCGATTGACATGAAACAAGGCTGCGCCGTCCTTGCCATGCAAGCAGCGTCCGTCAATCGCTGTCGGCGTGTAAATTTACCAATAAAGGAAGGTCAAGTGTTCCTTATTTACTTTTTGCCACTGCTTTCGTTTCCTACTCGGTCTGGGCGTGTGTATATAATCAGAGCGGGACGGCAAGCGCAGTCGAAGCGTTGTTGTTGTTGGCATTACCATTGTTGTTGACATTACAGAAGTTCGTCGTGTTCGACGCGTTCGGGGAATCGCACCACCAATTAGAACGGGATCCCTGCTTTTAACACTTAACCTATAAAATTATTTGACTGATTCAGTCTTCTTTTTCATTTCTTTGTATCTTTGATTGTCAGATTTCTTCCATGCCGTTATATATCCCTTTTCCGAAATTACCATTCCGACAATATTTTTCAGCTGTCCGCTATCTATCCCAAGCACTGTGCGAAGGCTTTGCAGTTTTTGCAGTATCTTTTCACAGTTCGCATTTGCTTCGTTCTGATAGTGTCTTCTGTCGATTACTTCTTCATTTGTCTTCACGAAGATTGTGTTTGCGTTCACGACATTATCAACCAGTGCTTGTCCTTCCGCTATAATCGGTATTGCATACACGAATCTGTATTTCTTCGGGACATTCTTTTCTTCCATGCAGAATTTTATCAATTCATTCTGAACGTCCACGGCTGTTTGAAAGAACTGCATTTCGGATTGTTCGCGTCTGCTTTTCAAAACGCTCATGCTGCAACTCTCCTTTCGCCAGTATTCACGCCGCCGTGTGCGGCGTGATTTTTTGATTCAAGATTATACTGTAAAGCAGAGCGGGACGGCAAGCGCAGTCGAAGCGTTGCCGCTGCCGGCACCACCACGGTAGCACGGGATCCCTGCTCCGCCTTTCCTTTTCCCTGCCCTTTGCATATATGCCGAAGTGATCCAGTGAAGATCGGAAACTGTACGCCGCAGCCGTTGCCATATCCAACTTCCGACCATGAGTTATGCCCCCAGACTTCCACTTCGGAAGGAAGCCACAACTTCTGATCTTCCTGCCACGCCCAGCTTCCCTTTGTGCTGCAAAGTCTCTTGTCTGCTTTTATTACCGCGCGAAGATCTGCTGGAAGCGTGTTGAAGATTGTCGTGTTCAGTGTTGTCTTCAAGGCACTTGCTGGGAATCCGCCAGTGTTCGTGTTTGTACTGTTCATTGCGTATGCTGTTGCAAGGCAATCGCGCGAAATAAAGTACAATCTGTGATTATTGTTCGACTGATAGCCGAAATATGTATCAATTCCCGCAAGTTCCATTCTGACTGATTCACCAGTCGTCAGTGTAATGTCTTTATAATCGCCAATATTCAGCCCCGTGAAGTCGCCTGCTGCCGCTTTCGCTGCAATTTCGTTCCATGACAACTTGATTTCTTTTCCGTTGTAGCCATATGCGGCGCGGATCTGCGCTTGTTTATCATTCAGTGCATTTGCTACAAGATAGCCTTCTGGGATATATCCTTTTTCTGTGATTTCAAGCGTGTCGACAATCCCCAGCGACACTTTGACCGCATTCATAAGGTCTGAATATTTGATTGTCTTTGTTCCGCTGGACTTCTCAACAATCAAAATGTCGTCTGCTGCAATATCTGTCGTCTGTGCAATCTGGTTGATTGTTTTTTCTGGTAAACTCATTCTTTTTTCATTCCTTTCTTACAATGTTGCAAATATTTTTCTTGCACATATTCTTTCGCCGTCGTCTGTCACAATCAGTTCGTCGTCGCTTGTTGCCATGTTCTGAATTACTTCGTTTGTTGCCGCGATTTTTTCCATTACGTCTGCACGTTCCTGCAATTCTTGAATATATAAAAGCAGTTTTCCCGCTGTCTCGTCGTCCAGAATTCCTTTGATCGTTTCAACCCATGTTTCAAATTCAGACTGTTGCTGGCTTCTGTAATTCTGCAAATACTGTTTGAAGTTCTCCAGAAACGCGTCCGCTGCCGTTTTGTCGTCGTCAACACTGTCTTTATAGTCCTGCAAGTATTCGCCCGCTGCCGTCTGTTTCTGGTCAATTCCTTCTTCAAAGTCCTCGACGTCGAATGCAATTCTTGTCTTCTGTTCTTCGAAATATTTATCGAACTGTGCATATATCTGCGAAAAATCAATCTGATCGACCGCCCCAGATACCCAGCCGCATTTTGCATTGTCCATTCTTGTATCTGTAATCATTGACTGTGTGATCACTGTTGTTCCTGCTGCAATGTATACTTCTGCGATTGTGATTTCAAATACAGTGTCGCTTCTTGTATTTGCTGGCTTTGCTGGCGAAGCTGCATTCCCGCCTTTGTCTGCGTATGCTGTTATCGTTCTTGCTGATAGATCCAGCTTGATCTTGATAGCGTCATATCTGTTCAGATTTCCGCTTGCGACTTCCAAATCAATGACCAGTGGTTCTGTGTTCTGGTAGCCGTAGCCAATAAGCCACGCATACCCCGCTTTCACAGTCACTGACATTGCGCCATTCGCAACAACTTGAAGATCTCCGTTGAATACTCCGCTTTTGAATAACGGCTTGAAATAATTCGCCCAGTGTGTAGCATTATATTTTCTGTCCCCGCCCTTCGAATTGAAGAATGTTGCTATTTCCATTGTTTCACCTTCTTTCTAATTATCATCAAGATTCACTGTTTCTGGCAGTGGATCGCCAAACGTCGGAACTATATCGAAGCCGCCGTTTTCAAAGATCTCTTGAATTTCCGTGATTCGCTTGTCCATTTCTATTCCCCACATTTTCTTTTTCACTGTCACAACATCACCCAGATCGTAATCTTCACGATATACAAAATTGACAAACGGCTTTGTCTGTGCGTCCATAGCTTCCACAATTCCATATTCAGCCAGTTTTTCGTTTCCCTTCTGTTTCAAAATTTCTGTGTATTCCGCCGTTGTCATGTCGTCGTCTTTCTGGACGTCCCTCGCGTCAACAATGACTTCGCGAAGATCCCAACCAGTGCCGCCGCCCACTGTCACCAGCGTTCTTGCTGTTCCTTCTCCCTCACCCGCCACGATTGCGCATGTCTTCGTGTTCTGATTGCTGAATACATATGCAACGCCGTTCAAATTCTTGTAGATTTCAGAGAAAACGACACGGCTTCTTTCTCTCTGTGATTCTGTTCTGTCAACTCCCTTGTATACTTCAAAGAAGAACTTCTTTGCCTTGAAGTCGGCACGAATAGTGAACCCAAGATTGCTATATTTTGATAGTTTGCACATGTATGTATACAGTTCTTTGTACGAAACTTGAAATCGGACTGTTTCTGTGAATCCTTTTAATTCTCCCAGTTCTACGAATGGCATTGCTGTCACCGACTGCACCAGCTTTCGCATTCCCGCTTCTGTCTTTCCGTTGAAGTTTACGACTGTTTTTATTGCTCTTCTGTCCATGATCGAAGGTAAAAATCGCCCTTTCGCCGTGATTTCATTCACTGTGTCGTCAATCGCTATATACTCAACTATTCCGCTTTCCTTGCTTGTTGTTTTTACAATATGCCCGTTTTTGTCTTTGAACTCCCGCTTTGACAGAATGTTGTTTTCTGCCAGAAGCTGCAAATTTCTTGTGTTCAGCGGTGCATGAAGTTCGAATGTTCCGCATTCATAATATTTCCGTGTCCAGATCAAAGATCTGAACACGTCAATCACTCCTAGTCGGTTCAAGTTCTGATCATACGAAACAACAATGACTTTGTTTTCTTTTGACATTCCCTTTCCCCCTTCTATGCGAACATATACTGATTCTTGTATTCGAACTTGACGTTCAAATACTCCACGCCTTCGTCCGCGTCATACTTGATCACGTTCATTCCCATTACCAGCTGAATATATCCGTCGTTGTCTTCGTCTACAGTGTAGTTGTAGTCAATTATCTTGCCATTCCGAAGAAGTTCAACTGTGATTTCGCCTTCTGTGGTTTTTATTGTGATCTTGTCGTTCGGAAGCATTGTGCAGAGAAGTTTCAATGTTTCATTTGTCGTCTGATTGTATATGATCGGGTTTACCACTTTGTCGTCCGCTTCCAGTGTTATTGTGATTCCGACGTCTTTTGTGCTTTCGTTATCCACTTGTTTAATCGTGTCTGTTTCTCTGTGTCCGAATTCCATTCCTTCTTCTGGGATTTCACATTCAAATTCCCAGTCGTCATACCACTGTGACATTTCGATTTTTATAGTTCCCGCTGCGTCCGTAAAATACGGATCAGTACAGATCAGTGATATTGTTGCGGGACGGATCACACCAGTTTCGGCGACTTCTATGTTTTCAACTCTGTATTTGATTTCGCGTCTGTCGCCGTCTTCTTCATGAATGAACGTTCCTTCTGAATGAACTTTGAAAACTCTTGAAAGAAATTCGCGATTCTGTCTGTGATTTCTTCTTATGTTTGCTGTGATCACAATATTGCGTTGTTCCAATCCTTCGCCGTTATATGTCGTTCCGTCTGTTGTTGCGTTCTGCGACGTGGACACAGCGTTTTTCACGCTGTAGATCCCGTCGCAACTTACAAGGAAATATTCACAACTGTCGTGATCGTATGTGAAGACTGCTTCCAGTCCCGCGTCATTTCTGCATGTTATTGTCTTCATTTGTTAGATCACCCCGCTTTCAGTTTCAAAACCATTTGTCGTGTTTGGTTTCGTGTCTGTCGTGCTACTTCTGACGGCGAAAGTTCTTTCGGACTGTTGATTGTTATATTCTGCGTGAATCCGCCTGCTGCCGTCTGTGTTGCATAACTTGCAGATCCAGACTTTGTATTGATATAACTGTCGATCGTTGTCGGTACACCTTTTCGCATTGCTTCTTTGATTCTGTCTTCTTCTTCGTCCATTCCGTCTTCAACGCCTTCTGCCATACCAGCTGGAATCATTTTTCCAACTTGATCACGCATGACGCGTGACGGCGAATGAATTCCGAAGAAGTCTTTTACTGCGTCCAATGCGGACGAAGCCAGATCTTTGAATACTTGAATCAAACTGCTTGCCGCATTCCTTACGCCTTGAATAACTCCGTCTATGATGTTTCTTCCAAGTGATAACCAGTCCGTATTCATGATCGTGTCCCAGATTGCAGAAATAATCTGTGGAACTGCTGCGATCAGTGCTGGAATGGCTTGAATTAATCCGCTGATCAGCGATCCGATCAATTCGATTCCCATTTGTAAAATTTGCGGAAGATTTGTCGTGAGTGTATTGACGACTGATGTGATAATCTGCGGAACTGCCGCGATCAGCTGCGGGATCGCGCTTATGATTCCGTTGATCAAAGATTGCAGAAGTGTGATTCCAGCTTGAATGATTTGTGGTAGCATACCAGTCAGCGTGGAAACAATCGTCGTTATAATTGTTGGAAGCATGGCGATCAGCTGCGGGATTGCGCTTACAATTCCGTTAATCAGTGCAATCAGCAGATCAAGTCCAGCTTGAATGATTTTCGGGAGATTTTCCATGATGGAATTCACGATCACTGGGAACAAGTCGATCACGGCTTGAATCAGTGAAGGAATTGCGTTTGTGATTCCGTTGATCAAATTGACCAGAATTTCAATTCCAGACGCTACGATCTGTGGAAGATTTGCTGTGAGTGTATCTGTTATATTTTGAATCATTACTGGCAGCATAGCCAGCAAGTTTGGGATTGTCTGATTCAATCCGTCCAGAATCCCTTGAAACAATGAGATTGCCGCATTCAGCACTTCTGGGAGAAGTGTCGGAAGCAACGCTATTGCCGCATTGATCAGCCCGAAGAACGCGTCAACAAGTGGTTGCATTAGCGACGTTATTAGCCCTTGTCCTTCTTGAAAAACTGTCGTCAGTGTTCCTGCAAGCCCTTGAATGATTATCGGTACATTTTCAACGATTGACGTGACTGCTTGAATCACTCGCGGAATCAAGTTGTTTGCTGCTGTTGCTACTGAATCGCACAGATCTGTGATCAGTGCGCCGACGTCTGCTTCGTCATTTGCGAATCCAGTCAAGAGATTTGACCACGCCGCCTTTGTCGAATTGATCGAACCTTCGATCGTTGTACTTGCTTCTTTTGCTGTCGTTCCCGTGATTCCCATTTCTGTTTGAACAACGTGAATCGCGTCAACAATATCTGCGTATGAAGATATGTCATACTTGACGCCAGAAAGCTTTGTCGCGTCGTCAAGAAGCCTTTGCATTTCTTCTTTCGTTCCGCCATATCCCAGCTTTAGGTTGTCCAGCATTGTGTAATTTTGCTTTGCAAATCCTTGATATGCCGTTTGAATGCTGTCAATGCTTGTTCCCATTTTATTTGCATTGTCCGACATATCTGTTATAGCCATATCCGCTTTTTCTGCGGCTGCTTTTGTGTCTCCGTCCAGACTTTGAAGAAGCGACGCGGAAAATCCCGTCACAGTGTTCATGTATTGATTTGCAGACATTCCCGCTGTTTTATATGCATTGTTTGCATATCCTTCGACTTGTCCTGCGGAATCCTTGAAAAGCGTTTCCACGCCGCCGACAAGCTGTTCGTACTCTGCATACTGTTCGACGGCTGACTTTGTTATCGCTACGCCAGCCCCCATGACAGCTGTTGTGAATCCTGCAAAAGCTTTCATTGTTCCGCCGACAACATTCGTTAGTACTGTGAATCCGCCTTTTGCCGCCGACGCTGCAACGTCGCCAACTGCTTTCAGCTGCGTTGATAGCGGTGGGATCTTTTCTTTGACGTCATTCGCTGCCGTCTTCACTTTTCCGAATGCGTCTGCTACCTTCTGTACGGCTGGGTGCGCGTCTTTGAATGCTTCAACTTTCTGTTTTGCGCCTTCCACAGTAGTTCCGATCTTTTTGACAGCTTCGCTTTCTTTTACTGTTTCAGTGATTTTCCCTTTCACTTTCACGAAGCCGTCTGCAAGTTTATTCACCACTGGGATTTTGCTTGCTATATTGTATATTTTTGTTCCCAGCGTTTCAGCTTCTTTTGCTGCTTTCTTCTGCTGGTCTTCTACTGCTTTCAATTCTGTTTTGTAGTCTGAAAGCTTTGATTTTGTCAGTGCGATTTCTCTTTGTAAATCTCTATATCCTTCGTCGTTTACGTCCTTCCCTGCTTCCGCCATTTCCTTTTCAGCTTGCGTCAGCAATTTCAGCTTTTCTTCTGTTTCGGAAACGGCTTGCTTCAAGATCACTTGCTTTTGTGCTGCCAGTTCTGTATTTTTGGGATCCAGTTTCAGAAGCGAATTCACGCCCTTCAATTCAGACTGTAGGCTTTTGGCGTTTGCGTTTACCGAAGACAACGCTTTGTTCAGCGGCGTCGTATTCCCGTCGATTTCGACTGTTATGCCTTTCAAGCCTTTCGACATGCTTTCACCCTTTCTTTCCGAAAAGTGAACGCGCCTTCATTCTGTCTGGCTCGGTCTGTGTCAATCTGTGTGCGTTTTCCAGATATTCCCGTCCTTCTTCCGTTTTGTTCATTTCATGCACGAATGCGTCCCGCCTATATTGCAAATAGTCAATATATTCCAGTTCTTCTATTTCATTCACATTCAATCCCGTATACTCATGAACAAGGTGTTCCCAGTACGTCGGCATGTCAAAGAAGTTTTCTTCGTCAATCGGATAGAACGGGAGTGCTAGTTTGGGTTTGCTGCTTCGCCTTTGCAGAACTTCACATATGTTTCCAGAAGTTCTTTTAATTCGCCGAATTCCAGCATGTCTTCAACCCACTCAACGCTGATTTTCTCGCCAGCCATATTGTTTGAAAGAATCATTGCTACAAGTTCATACATTTCGTCAATGATCTTTCTATTGCGTTCAGCTTTTTCTTTCTCATTGTCTGGCTCTTCGCCTTTTATGAAGTCGTTCATGTTCATGAGCATGTCAAAAATTCTTTTCTTCGGCATACCCACAAGAATTGTTTTTTCCTTTCCTTCTTCCACTTCAAACGTCAGAACCATATAATTTCTTTTTGCTTTCTGAAAATTTACTTTATAATTCATATACACTTTCCTTCCTTTCGTGTGTATAGGGCTGGATTTCGCCAGCCCCTTTTTTCAACAATTACTTCGTTTTTGCTGCTTCCTGCGCCGCAATAAATTCAGCAATAATTTCTGGCTTCGTTGTTTTTGTGATGTTGTAGCCCTTTGCTGCTGCAATGGTCTTGATATTATCAATGGTCAGCACGTTCAATTCTTCGCTTGTGTATTCCGCTTTGTACTGTTCTTCGATCTCTTCCACGAACTGAATCAATGTTCCTTCGTCGTCCTGCGGCTTGCAGCCGAATTCAGCGTCAATCACTGTTGCTGAATCAGTCGCCCATGTGATCGTGAATCCAGCAGAATTTCTTCCGACGATAACAAGATAGCAATTCCCTTCAACTGGATCTTTATGTACAAAAAGAATAACGTACTGCTTGCCGTCGTCGTTATTTGTTCCGCCGATCTTCAAGATTCTGTACTTCCCTTTTGTTTCTACCCTTGCTGTAGAACAAAGTTTTGAAAGTGTTTCGCCATTCCAAGTGAAAAGCCCCGTCTTGAATGTTGCTTCCTCGTCTGTTAATACCTCTTTTACGATATGCCCCAGATCGTCTTTTTCCGTTGTCATTGTCGGCTTGTACTCAATAGACGCCCCGCCCTTGATCCAGCCTGCGCGCTTTTCGTCTATCATCATTGTTTTGATAAGTTCTTCAAACTCTGGAAGCGTGCCGTTGAATTCATCAATGAATACTTCTCCGCTTCCCATTGTGACCTTTTCTTTCGATCCTTTCATTTTTTACACCCTTTCTATGAATGATATTTGATAAATTGTTTCGAAGCACTTTTCGTCTGGAAGCCACGTTCTTTCGCGTGTCCATTTCCAGTTCCTGCGTTCGAAAAAGTCTTCCAGTTTTTTTTCATTTGCTTTGTCAATCCTCTCTGCGTAGAATTCGACTGCAAGATCGTGATTGAAAAAGCGTGTGTTGAAGTCGTCGCCGTCCCCTGCTGGCTTGTCAAGTATGACTGTGAACGGCAATTTCTGCGGCTGCGTGAAAGCCGTGTCCGCAGTTGGAATTTGTGTTTCTTTTTCCAGCGTTTCAACAAGATCTTCCATTTCGTCACCCCTGCCATATGTTCTTCAATTTTTCTTCCAGATTCTTTTCCGCAATCTCGCGTCCGTGTTTAATATGTTTCACTGGCTTTGTCCTTCCGCCGTTTCTTTTTGCATGTCCATTTTCAAGCAAGTGCGTCAGTCTGTATTCTGGTTCTTCTACATACCACGTCGCCCGCTTGTGGTGTTTGTTCAGCATTTCGCTTCCAACTGCAAAATGCGCCTTGTATTCACCAGTCAGAACACCGTGTCCCTTTGAAAGATATGACTTCGCTGCTTCGTTGCATTTCTCCGCCGAATCGTCGATCGCTTCAAAGAATTTCTTTTCTTCTGTTTCATACCACTGAATCAGCATATCCGACAACGTTGTTTCCAGTTGTTCTGGCTTGACTGCTGCCCCTGCGTTTACATTCATGCAAATTCCTTCTTTCTATGCTTCGAAAATCTGATTAATGTCAGCTTTGTGATCGGCGGCTGGTTGCTCTTCAAATTATCTACTTTGTCAACGTCAAATTGTTCTTCGCCTATAACAACAACGTCGTGTGCTTCGAAAATTTCTAAAAGTGGTACATGAATCACTTTGTCCACTTGCTGATCTGCCGCTTGTGCTGCATAGTGCCTTTGAATGCTCACATTCTCTTCGCCGAATCGCAGATCGTCTTCAAATTTTCGAACCAGTTTTCCGTTTTCGTTCTCTGAATACAGATTCATGATCCCGTCGTTGAATTCTTCAAATTTGCTTTTCACTGCTCTTCCTCGCTTTCTGCACTCTCTGGCGATTTTTGAGACTGAATTGCTCCACGAAGCGCAAGTGCTGTCAATTCTGACGAAAAATCGTGTTTGAACTGTTCGATTGCGTTTGAACGCCCGTATCTGCAATACGAAACAAGCAGTTCCATTGCTTGTCCGTCTTTGTCAAATTCAATTTCTGATCCGAATTTGTCGTTCAGATAGGCTTTCCCGCGCTTTAATATCCCAGCTATTTTCTTTTCCAGTCTGTCGTCTTTGAACGTTATATCCAACTCATTCAGAACGTCTTCCAGAAGTCCGTCTTTTTCTGTTTCCGCCATATTGCACCACCTTCATGAATGGCAGCAAGGTTTCAAGCCCTGCTGCCGTCCTTATTCTTTACGCCTGCGCCGCTGTCTGTTTCTCAATGAACGAAGCGATCTTTTCGCTCTTATTGCTTCCAGTGATTTCATACTTCATGTATTTTGCAAGCCCGTCGATCTGATCAACTGTCATTGCATTCAGTTCTTCCGAAGTCCAGCTTTTCTTTTCAACCTCAACTTCAACTGTCTGTTTCTCTGAATATGCTGTGACAGTGTATGTTGCTGCTTCAAGTGTGGAAATATCAAGCACAACGAAGCAGTTGTTGTCAACTGGCTTTCCGTTTCCGTAAAGGAACGCTGCGTATACTCTTTCGCGCTGTAAAAACTTGTAGCTGTCGTCGTACTCGATCACGCCGTCTTTGCTTGTTCCGACGCCCATGAAATACTTTTCAGCAATTCCGACAACTGCTTTCCCCTGCGGAACTTCTTCTGACTGAATGATTGTTGTCGGGTATGGAAGAACGTCATTTGCAAATGTTCCGTCTGGACGCTGCACTGTTGTTGCTGGCATAACTTTATTGAAATAGTCAACTGGATTCACAACCATGATCACAGCACCGACCTTGCGCGGACGACCATTTCTGGAAACTGCAAGTTTCGCGATCACTCCGCCGTACTGCTGTGCGTCGAACTTCGTGATCTTGACTGCTTCTTTGTCTGGGTATACTTCGCCGTCTCTCTTTGCTGCTGAAATGTCCTTCATCATTCCGATCGGCATGTTTACGCCCGTACCACACACAATAGCTTCTTCAAGTCCGCAATATAAAGCGTCTTTCAGTACTTCGCGCACGTAGCTGTCCAGCCATGTTGCGCCAAGATCCAGCATAGATTTTGCAACTGGAAGGAACGCTGTCAAAGAAAACATTGTCATATTCAGCTTTTCGAACTCGCCTTCAAGTTCCTTTGTGATCTCTGCTGTGATTGCTCCCCAGACTGCCTTCTGCTTTCCATTCTTGTTCAGAATCCATTCTGTTACATATGTTGTATTCTGGAAGTTGATTGCTGCCAGAAGTTCATGTTCTCTCTGTAAGTCTTCGAACACGTCTTCAATGATTGTTTCTGGCATAGTCACGTCAAGGTGTGCCAGTGCCTGCTTCGGATCTTCTGACTTCATTGCGTCGATTACTTTTTCATAGAACTTCTTTTCAGAGGAAGTCAGCTGGCGAAGCCCTCTTGCCGCCAATGCCTGCGCGTCAAGCTGCTCAATATTTGCCATGCTCTGCGCGCGTTCAAGGATCTCACTCTGAATGCCGTCTGCCATGTCTGCCATTGCCTGCGCTACCTTCTCTGGATCCTCTGACTTTAATGCTTCATTGAACTTCTGTGCAAGTTCTTCTCTTGTTAATGCTTTTACGTCTTTGCTCTTCATTTTTTCTACCTCTTTTCAAGATTTTTTGCTGCTGCCTTTGCCAGCAAAGCTGCAAGGCTTCTTCCGTTTTCCTTCGGATTTGTTTTTTTCTTCTGCTTCTTCTTTTTGTCGTCGTCCGTGTCGTCTTCGTCGCTGTTGTCGTCTGTGTCGTCTGTGTCGCCGTTGTTGTCCTCGTCACTGTTGTTGTCCTCGTCGTCTGTGTCGTCTTCGTCGTCTGTGTCGTCCTCGTCGTCTGTGTCGTCCTCGTCGTCCTTTTTCATTGCAGTTCTGTATAATTCGCGAAGTTCTGTTCTGAATTCCTTCTGTTCTGCCATAGTCCTTCGCATTTGCTGCAACTGTTGCTGCATTGCCTGCATTGCATCTTCTGGATCCGCGTCTTTGCTGCTATCAACTTCGTCGGCGAATCCCATTTCCACTGCTTTTTCTGGTGTCAAATACGTTTCTTTGTTCATCATGTCGATCAACTCTTCTTCTGTCACGTTTGCGCGTTCAAGATAGATCTGTCTGTTTGATTCCATGAGAACGTCCAGATCGTCTGCCGCCTTTCGCAGATCGTCTGCATTTCCCGCAATGCTCAACCACATGTTGTGAATCAAAAGGCTTGTTCCCAGTCCCATGATTCGTCTGTCTGCTGCCTGCAAAATAACAGAAGCGATCGAATATGCGAACCCGTCAACATATGCGACGATCTCTTTGCATTTTTTCTGCTTCAAAAGGTTGTATATTGCAACGCCTTCTTTGACGGATCCGCCATATGAATTGATGTGAAGTTCGATCGTGTCGGATTCCGACACATTTTCAAGTGCTTTTTTGAAATACTTTGCGGAAGTCTCGCTTTCTTTGTATTCCCAAGTCCACCAGTCAAATTCGCCGTATTCTGAAACGTCGTCATAAATGTACAATTTTACAATATTGCTTCCCGCTTCCTGCTTGAAACAATAATGTGCTTGCGCTTGTGTCTGCTGTTTCTTCAACTTTATTCACTCCTTTCTTGTCCAAGATGATCCATTTGTTCTGCTTCTGTGTAATTTTTTGTTATGTAGTGCTTTTGTGACCAGTCAGTCTTCAAAGCTGTGTCACCCAGTTTTGTTCGAAGTTCGTCTATGCAATATAAACCACTTCGAAGAAGTCCTTCTGCGTTTGATGATTGTTCAAATACATCAATGTGCTGAATGCAGTTTGTATTTACGTCAACATAGTTTCCTTTTGCAAACTGCTTCACGCCATATCTTTTTCGCGTGATCTCTTCGCCCAGCTTTTCGGATATTGGATCAATGGCGAATGTCAAAAAGTTTTTCGTGATCTTCTCTACGTCCGACACGTCGCCAAGTATCAAAGATTTCGGGATCCTAAACGCCCGCCCCGCAAGTTCAAATTCATAGTTGATTCTTTCATTCAGATCTGCTGGCGTCGGTGCTGAACCGCTGTCTTTTGTAACGTCTGTGTATTTATAGCCAGAAGTCAACGGAAGAACGGCTTTTCGAAGCTTCGAAGAACGGCTTGAATCTATCGTCCATAAGGGTTTGAAGTTTCTCTGTGAAGTCTTTCTGTGCTGATGTTTGTGCGTCAATATCCAGAATCCCTTTTTGCCCATGTGATCTGATTAAATTTCTGATTGACTTTGCGATCGTTTGTCCGTAACTTGTGTATGATCCTTCAAGTCGCTGCTTTACGTCAATATTATTCAGTTGCATGTATATCACTTCACTTGAAGTAAATGTCTTCTGTAGTGTCATATCTCCGATCACAATGTTTGAAAACACGTCGTCATACAAAGCATATTGTCTGCGTGAAAAATAATCTGCAACATATAGTCGTCCATTCACTTCAACAATCAGTGCTTCATTGTCATAGCACAGATTTGTAATGAATTTCTGAATCATGTCGCTGCTGTTTTCATTTTGATTCGGTTCATAATTCCACAGAAAATATTCTTCCTTTTTCTGCTGTTCGTTTTTTATGAATGTTCTGATTTCACACTTTGCGATTGTGCTTGCGATCATATTGACCGCGCACGCTGTCGCCAACTCTTTGAAGAAAACTTCTGTGATTTCTTCTTCGATTTGCATTTTTAATGTTATTTTTTGGTTTTTCCCGAATGCTCTTTGAAAAAAATCGCCTGCGTTCAAATTCTCACCCCCTTACATTGTGAATACTGGAAGAATGTCGTTGCTTGCTTGCTCTTCTGGGATCAATTCTTGTTCTGTCATAGCCGCCACAAAAGCAAAAAAACCGTCTGTTTTCCTGCTTTTTGCTTCTATTTTTTGATACTCATAATTTCCGTACTTCTTTGACTTCACTTTTTTTGTGTTATTCGTATACCAACGCATTAGCGACGAATCTCCGTACACTATATTGTGATTTCTGAAAGCACTGTCAATTATTGGTTCGACCTTTATTTTGTCGGAAGGTCTAACAAGCTTTATATTTTTATTTTCATAGCTTATTCCTAGTCGCAATAATGCGTTTTTAAGTAGTGCGTATCTGTAATCGTCAAGTGCTGTCATTTGTATCGAATATGTTCCCATTTGCTCTTCTATCCAGTCAACAATCAAATTCGGATCTATTTCTGGCGCGTCCACCATTTCAAGTTCTCCCGTTTCTTCTGGCTCTTCCAGCGGGTATTTTATTCTTGAAAGATCTGCACTGTTCTTGCACACCCACGTTTTCTGCTTCCAGACGTATTTTGCACCGCGCTTTGTCAATATTCCTGCGGAAGCAAAGTCGTTGATTTTTGTATAATCAATTCCCACGACTGCCATTTCTCCTTGAATCGGTTCTGACACTTCCTGCTTTGTCGCAAGTATGTTTTCCCAGCTTGTCAATTCAACTTCGCTGTTTCCTTGCCGCCAGTTCATTCGCTTTGTCATAAAATCACTTGAAGAAGATCTGTTTTCGCACCACTCAACATATTCTTTGCGCGTTTCTTCAAGTAAATTCGGCAAATATTGCAATGACGGATTCGCCTTGTACCAGCATTCTTCGTCGTGAACTTCTTTTTCGTCGTCAATCATACAGATAAACGGCAAAAATCCGTTGTCCTTTGTTTCTCCGTCAAGAATACGCTTCGCTTTTTCAATTAAATCGTCCAGAACGCCGTCACATACGTCGCCGTTTGTTGTGATGTATGTCCGCCGCGGGTGTGGTTTTTTTCCAAGTGCCGTGGTAAAAACTTTGATATTATCGTAGTTTTCGTATGCGTGAACTTCGTCAAAATCAACTTTTCCAGATCGCAGTCCGTCTTTTGATTTTGCATTGTTTGTCCTATATTTGATTTTTGATTTGTTTTTTCTACCAGTGATCACTTCTTTGTTCCAGTAGAAAAATCTTTTCAATTTCTTCGTTTGTGCTGGGTTTTCAAGAATGTTGTAGATGTCGTCGAAAGAAGTGCGCGCCTGCTCTTCGGCTGTGGCGCATATATCAATATCATATTGCTTGATTTCACAATATGGACTGATCAGACAGAAGTCTTCAAAAGCAAGATAGCCGTTTTTTCCCGCTCCTCGCGCTACCAAAACCATGAGATCTGGAAAACGCGGAAGTCCGTCTTGACGGAACGTGCAGCAATGCAAAGCGAAGACGAATTTTTCCCATTCGAACAACCCAAAATCAAAATATTTCTGTAGCGACATGTATTTTTCAAGTTGTTCTGTTTTTATGATTAAATCTTCGCCTTCGAAGACTTTTTTGATAAATTTAATGAGTTTTTTTTGCCATTTTGATACTTTTTTGTACCCTTTTTTGCCTTCGTTTTCGACCATTTTTATATAGTCGGCAAGTTCTGGTATATCTCTATAATTCGTCGCCATAGTCGCCACCACCTATCGCGGCATTGGCTTTCAATCCCAGTTCCGAAAGAAGTTTCAACATTTGTGCATTCGTCTTGTTGAACATGTCCACGGCTTCGTTTTTCTTATATCCAGATTGACCGCCGCCGTTGTTGTAAGGCACGATAGTTCCACGCTTTTGTATATCTTCGACAAGTAAAGTTTTTGTGACATACATTGCCATGTAGTCGCTGATCATATCGTCGAAAAATTTGCCGAATGTTCCGTTTGCTTCCAGCTGATCCCGAAGATCTTTTTCAATTTCTTTATACAGTTTTGACCTTGTGATCCTCTTTACGTCTTCACTTCTTGTATCTGGTTTTTTTGCCATATATACCACCCCCTTACGTGCGCGCGATTATCCGTTTTGTCTACCCCCATCCCCGATTCCCGTCCATATTCGAAAATCTGATTCTTTTTAGGCGGGGGGACTGTCACCAGCGTTCTTCATTCACGAAATGTTCCTTTTTGAACTCTGTCTTCACCCTTTTGTCTGGGTGTTGCTCATTGTGGCACGCTTCACATAATGGAATAAGATTGACATACTCTTTCCCGTTGTATGTGTACGTCCTTGACATAGCAAGCCGCGGGTGCTTCCGTACCCACTGCACATGATGAACACTTCTTGCTGGTGTATGAATGCCACGCTTTTTGCACAGCTGACATTCATAATTATTTTCTTTCTTGATCTGTTCCGACAGCTCTCGCCACTCGCGCCATTTATAAAACTTTTCAAGTTTATTTTCTTTGATCAGTTGTCGGATCCATGCTTCAAGTTGGTCTTCGGTTATCGTCATACAATCACACGCTTTCAAATTGCTGGTGTTACTGCGTAGCAACACCAGCACGAAGGAAAGTATGTAAACAAAAAGACACACACAACAAACCTTTCGTCGTCTGCTGTGTGTGTCGTTCGTTCACGCCATTATTATACTACAAGCCTATATATTTATCAATCTTTTATTAGCTTGCCGTTCTCGCCCTCTCTGCGTGTTCTGTGACGTGTCTGTTGTGTCTC